CGTTTGCAAATGCAAATATTCTTCGTTCTGGTATTTCGTATTTTGACTTTATGTAATCTGTTACTATATTTAAGTCGTTACGATGTGCAAATGTACATAATAACTGTGTTTTCAAATTTTTATCCTTGTTCTTGGGTACGAAGATTCTGTATCTCTGCGTTTATTGTATTTCCGTTAACAAATAAATGCATTCCTTTAAAGTTAGCAACACCTGATGCAATTCTATTATTTTTACATTTAAGTGCATAGTACATTTCATCTGAGGTTTCTAAATAAAGTTTGCCATCGTTAATAATTCCCCACCAATCTACTTCTATAAGTTTTTGTCGTATCGTTTGATTTAATTCAGTACAAAAATATTCAACAATATCCGTAGGATTACCATTTGGCATAAATACCTGTAATTTATTTACGAATCGGCGAATAACTCGTATTTCTGTATCATTTGCAACTGATATCAGTTTTTTAATATCATTATGTAATTCTTCAGAATCAAGCATATCCAGTATTGAATTCATACTATCACGTGTCATTGATTTATTTATATCTTGCCCTGATAATAGTTCGAATATACTAATAGATGATTTTAATAGTTTTGCAGCATCTACTGTTAAAGTACCAAAATCTACTGTTGATATTTTTGCATAATCTTTTAACGATACGCCGTCTGCACCAACCTCAACATCCGAAACAATACTATCACCTGCCACACCTCCCTTTACTTCGCCATTGAATTTAATAGCAAACCAAAGCTCTGATGGGTGTCCGTTTGGAATACGTACATTTTGAGTAATTAAATTATATAAATCAAGATCAGTACCGCTAATATCATATGTACCAGGGCTGAGTGGTTTTTTTGTAGTATCAGCTATCAATGCAAAAATTTTATCTTGATTTGAATGTTTGGTAATGGATTGAAATAATTTATCTAACCCCAACAGCTGTTGGCCATCCATTGCATATACATTTAAAATAAAATTTTGGAAGTTTTCATATTCTCGAATATTCATTTCTTCCTGTTCCGAAATTATGTTACCTGTTCGAGCATGTTCAACAATGCGTTGAATGCTAGCAACATCTAAATCAGTCATTTCTGATAAGACTTCGCCTAACTTATGGTAATCAGAATCCGTTTTTGGATAGCCGGAAGGAAGTTGATATCGCCACTCAAGAAGAATTTTATTTATAATATCCATAACTATGATACACTCTTTAATTTACTATAAATATTTCCGTACTTTAATTTCACCGGAAAGTTTCCCTCTTCTAACATTGTTCTTAATGCAGGGACTACTTCTCGAGCTTCTTGTTCAGAAATATCAAATAATAAACTGTCGTATGTATATAGTATTAGTTTGGATATTTTATCTTGCAAATAATCAACAATCCGGTCCATTTTACGGACTGATACCTCTGTTTCTAGTGCCTGTAAATAATAATTGAATAGTTTATTTGCCGTTACTCGTTCAACGCCTTCCATCGTGATTGGTCGTCGTTCTACTGGTGTTGTGACGTATCCTTGTTTTTTATAATCACCCCACAACTTCCAAATCAAATCATTTACTTGCTTAAAATATGGTATTTCTAAAAATTCTTTATCAATACCACCATATAGCAACCTAAACGTTATTTGTTTGCTTTGTTCATATTGTTCTTCAGTAAGTGTCTTTGTATCAAAATAAAATTGACCAAAATATTCATGCACACTGCTTGAAGGCAATTTATAATTTATTAAACGGGCAATTAAACGTACGTGGTATGCATCAAAGTCCATTTCAACTAACGCTCCGTGCTGGGAGCAAAATGCATCTCTTGTGCCATCTTCTTTGTTCATGGCAGCAAAGTTGAAACCTCTGAATGCATTGGAAGGTCTACCAGTTGTTGTATGATAATGATAGTGTGAATAGACCTTACTGTTCGTAACTAATTGAGGAGATTGAAATGCATCATTGACACATAACCCCGTACGTTCTATTGCAGCAAATGTTTTTGGATATCTTGAATTAAATGATAAATATGATTCTGTATGTTCTGCATTCATACACATCGGCCAAGCATATTGTCGTATCTTTTGACACATTGCTGCATGCTGCATGATTGGTATGATTGCATTTACATGTTGTAAGTTTTGATGTCTACGCCAATAAAATCTATGAGCTGTTTGATAATAATGCGTATCATCATATGCTTCTCCGTAAGTATACCACCATAGAGTTTTCACATCATAGCAGTCCTCATTTCCGCCCGATATAAGCCAGTTCTTTTTATCGTGAACATAGATACCTTTTAGATTGAGAAAGTCGGAGAGACGTTCTGAAAAGCCCCTAATTTGTTCTGTATGATGAATAGGAATAATGCGTTCTATTGCATCTTCAGTATAAATGTATAATAATGAAATACGATTTACAGTAGGATGAAGATTTGCATCTGTATATATTGGCACTACAAGTGTCTTTCGACCTTGCACATAACGCAATACCGCATCTAATTCTTCTTCATTATCCACTATCATACAATAGATAATAATGAAAAATATTTACAAATCCAAGTTATTGATTAATATCTGAAGGGATAATATATTCCGCATCAGATATAAATTGAGTAAAATTTGTCAAAATATTTTGTAACCCTGGTAATACTTTACTTGCCTGCAATACTGAATTTCTATTAAACGACACAATACCTAAATCAGATGCTCCATTTAATATAACATCATTAACATTTCCTACAAGTTTCCATTCCAATTGTACGCCTTGCCAAATGTTTGGATCAATTTTCTTTTTTTGCCATTGAGAAAATTGTTCTTTATTAACTTCTATAATTTGAAAAGAAACTTGATTTTGTAACAAATATCTAGTAAACGTTCCTTTAGATACATCAGCTGGTGTAATTATTGGTATGTATAGTGTCGGCAATTTATATTTTGTTTTAATATTTGGTTTTAAACGTTTATAAATAGTTTCAACCGTAGTAGTTTCTTCAAAAGGAATTAATTTTTTAGATAATAATTCATCCCAGACACCTCTAGTATATACCTCACCAGTTGCATATGTATGATATGCACCGATATATTCTTGACCATCTTCAGTCATCCATTGGCTTCCGGTTGTTACAAGATTATTGGTTATATCTTCTATTAAATATGTTATTTGAGATCTCATTATACCTTATTTACTTAAATTAGTTTAGTTCGCATTAAACATTCCACTTTAGTATACCAATCCTGTCCACTAATTGTATGTTCAATTTTTACTATAATAAAGACTACATCATTATATACAGCAGGTAGTGGTGTTATGTTTAATACATCACCAAATTTTAATCCGTATATTCCATCTAACGTAAATGATACAGTTAATGGCCATGCTGGTAATGGTGCATTCGTTTCGGAAGCGTCTAATCGAGGTGTATTAACATATTTTAATAATGCTCTGCTTAATGTTTTTCTAGCGGTCTCTGTAGGAGACTTACCATACGCATTTCTTGCTTCTTTTAACTTGTCTGCTGCTTTTTGATATTTTTCTCGTTGTTCATTTCTAATTTTTGCTTGATTTTCACGTGTTGCATAACTATAGTTTAATAAACCTCCTATACGATCTCCCGCATCAGAACCAAAAACTAACGCTAATTGTTTTAATGAATCTGGTATTTGTCCATTAATCTCGAAATTTCTAAAAATTGATTGACTGTTTGAAAATAAACCAAAAACATATGGGGTTGATTGTAAATTTGCATAATTACTATCTCGTAATATTAGTCGAGAACGTGCTTCGAGAGCCAATGTTTCATCTAATGCTGCAGCGTTTGGATCTGGAACTAATCGTAACGATATACATCCTCCTGTAGCGTTACTAATAGTATTACTTAATAAATTTATAAATTTAGTAATACTAATTTTTGCTGATTCTTTTTCTTCTGAATTTTCTTCTTCTTCGTTTTTAACAATTAAGTCATAAATACTTTTTAAAGTAACTAATGATATCATAATGTTTGCTGTTATACCAAATGACCCATCTTGGTTAAATCTTACGTCAAATGATCCTTCTTTCCAAAAGTTTTGCCAAATTTCATATGGAGTTATATTTGGAGGAACATCTTCAGCTGGTTCATCCTCATATTTATCTAAGCCTGGTAATAAAACGGATTTTGGATCTGAAGAAATTAAATGCTCTAATACTGAACATTTACTATACTCTTCTGATATTTCAAGTATAGGAGTTTCATTCAATGTACTATTTTCCCAACGAGTTCGTAATATTTCATTAATCTTAGAAAATAAATAACCCATAGAAACATATTGAACTTGCTGACCGTCTATATCAATAAATCCAATGAATGAATTTTGTGATGAATCTACAGCATATAATATAGATTTATTTTCATTATCGGGGTCGATATATTCGTCTGATGGAATATTATCATTAAAATCTTGTTCGATAGTTGCAATAATATCTAATTTTTCAGTATTAATGTCTGAATCATCTTGTATTAAAGAAATTTCAGTATACACTTCAGTTGTAGACTTACATTGTATTACAACAGCAACCGTTGCATCTTCTTGTATCGTAAATTTAAAATTAACAATAACACCATCAAATTTACCGCGGTTAGCTTGCGATCCACCAACTGAATGTCCGAATTCTATTTGTATTTTTTTTCCGACTCGTAACCAACGAGGCTCAAATTCAGTATTAAATGTATTAACATCAGGAATTAAAATTTGTAATGATGCATCATTAATTAGTCCAGGAACTACCCCCGACGTATCAGCAAACTGAACAGTCATTAGTTGTAGTACTGGCGGAGTTCGATAACTTGGTGTATTTAAATATCCAATTGGTCTAAAACTATCAGAAATTGGGTTTATAATAGTATCTTCTATTTCATTAGTATCCGGATTAAGTAGTGTTAATTTACCCCAACTTGTCCTAGATGTTTGCCATATAATAGCATCATTACTTCTTGTTACACTATATGTTTTTCGAAGTTGTAATTCAGCTTGTACTGTTGAATCTATTTCACTATAAAAAAGTTCACCTGCCATTGTTATAACGCTCTATTGTATCTAAATAATTTTCTACATCAACCGGAATTCGTAATATTACATTTTCTGGAGTATATAATGATCTAGGATTTAGATTATTTGCTTTTGATATAATCCACCATTTTGTTTGATCTCCATAAAAACGATTTGCTAATAAATCTAATCGTTCGGCTCCATATATTTGTATATAAATATCATTTTCAACTCTTGATGGTGGCACATGTATAATAGTGTCTAATCTACGAACACCATTTTCATCTTTAATTATTTTATTTTTATTATATCTACTCATATTATTACGCCGTTATTTCAGCCGTTTCGGATGGCACTAATGGATCTTGTATATCAGTTGGTCCTTGTAATATTCTATCAATAGCATCTTGCGTTATTGGGTATTCTGCATCACTTAACCAATTACCATTTCCAGATGTATGATTTCCGTCTGGACTATACTGACTATCCGTATGTAAATTATATGCATACATTCCCAACTTAGGAATTTGATCGCCAATAAACTGTAATCCCATGTTAATATCAACTTTTTGAGGAACTTGCTTCATGTTTTCATCTTCTTCAATATTAATTTCCCATGTTGTCTCAGTATCGGCTAATGTATATGTTAAACTAGTTATAAATACTGGTTGTGATATAAATAAATCGCCAATTGTTAAACGAAGAAAATTTCCTCGATACGTTGGAGCTCCAGAATTATAAGTAGGCATAGTATATGTTGCTAAATAATTTAATTTTCTCCACATTGGGCGAAGTTCATCTCGACTACTTGCATATACAGAAAATGAAACATCTAATGTACGTTGAAATGATGTATAAATCCAATTTGAGTCTGCTCGACCTAACGTTTCTACTGGCGTCCAACCTGGTGTAAAGGAATCATTAAGTGATGTAATATTAGCTCTAAATACAAAAATATCATCAGACTTTGTAGATTGTGGATATACATCTTTTCCCGTAAAATGAAACTTAATAAAATCTTTTGTTACATTACGCTGATTTCCTATAAAATTTTTAATTGCGGTAATTGCCCGAGCAAATCCCTTATTTGTAGCAGATTTTTCATTTGACTTAGGTTGCCAAACTGAACTTCTCCAGTTATAAATTTCATTATATGTATTTTGTACATAATCTCGTACAGACACTTTATCTCCCCTAAACGGAAATGCTTTAAGAGCAGCTGGCGTTACCCATTCATTTGATCGAATTACTTTTGTAGCTTCAGTACCAACAGTAAAATCATTTCGTAAAACGCCTGGTTCATCTTGCGTACCCATTCCGAAATAAGTTTGTTGATTAAATAAATTATATGTTCCATTAGTACGTAAACGTCCATTATGTCCTATATTATTCATTAATTGTGCAGATGCAATTGCTGCAGCATTTAATGAAACTAATTTTGCACTACCTGCAGATTTAAATCCAGACAATGTTAATGACGTTGTTCCGTCTAATCTTCCTAAGCCGGATGTTTTAAAATTACGAAAATCTTGAGTTCCTAATCCTCGTGTTGAATAAAGTTGATCATAATTTAATGATTCGTATGAACCTTGTGGTTGAATTGCTTTACTAATATCCGAAGTATTTATTGATAATCCTAAATTTGACGATATTAATCCATTTGCTTGAGCCAAACCTCCTTGTAGCAATTGTTTGCCTAAATTAGTATTACGATAGATAGTATCATATTTTTCTTTTGGATTATTAACAGTTGTTAATGTACCGGTATATGCGAATGCATCGTAACGTCCCGAATCAATATCTAATCCTATAAAATTACTTTGTTTTAACTCTGAATATTTAACGTTTCTTAAAAATCTAGATTTTGAAACACCTGTAGTAACTGCAACTGATACGTTATTATTAATTAATGTTGTTTGAATTAATCCAGTAGTGTCATATAATGAAAAATCTTCTTTATTTATAACACCGTTTGCACTATCAATCTGATTTGTTATAGGTGTTCTAGTAGGACTAGTTAATTTTAATGATTTTCTACTAGCGTCAATATCATATTCTGAATAATTTGAAATAATTCTGCCAGATGTGGGTGAGATTGCATCACTTGGTTTAATATTTAATTTTATATCATATTTTGATAAACTATCCCATAGCTTCCCGGCGGTGTCATATGCTGAATAATTTGGAGCTATACCAATTCTACTAATTGCATCAGACGGTTTTAAATTTATAACATTACTGTGATTTTCTAATGAATCCCATAGCTTCCCGGCGGTGTCATATGCTGAATAATTTGGAGCTATACCAATTCTACTAATTGCATCTGATGGCTTGATATTTGTAGTTGTATTCCAATTAGATAAAGTGTCCCATTTATCACCAGAAGTATCATATGATGAATATGATGATGGTAATTGACCATTTTGTATTTGATCTGATATCGGTGTTTGTGTTATGAATGGCATATGTTACACTGTCCTATTTAATCTAGTTGATCTAAATTTTGCTTCAGTTTGAACTGCTAATGGATCTAATTTAACTGTAACATTTAAATTGGCTGCTTGTAATGCAGTTGTAACTGCTGATGCAATCATATCAGCACTCATATTAGTATTTCTAGTTCTAGATGCATTTGTACGCTCGCCGAAAGGATCTGTACCTCCTATTAAAATATCGTCTTTCCTCATTGATATTGGCGGTTGACCTGGGCGAAGAATAAAATCGTCGAATGCAGTAACATTGTTAAATGCACCCATTATGTTATTAATTACACCCGCACCCAAACCTAATGTACCCAATGCAGCAATTAATTCTTTATTTTGTTCTGTACTTAAAGTACCAAGTAATTCCGTTTCGGCTTTTCTTGCAGTTGCAGCTGCAGTTCCAACAGCTGTTTTTCTCTCTTGTACTTCTTTGAGTCCAGGGGCTATTTTAGTTAATTTTGTAGCAATAGTTGCTTCTAAAGAATCTAATGATCTTATTAACATTTCAGTACTAGATTCTTGTGTTTTTGTTGCTCCTAAAAACTTTTCTAGAGCCGTTACCTGTTCCGTTACAGTTTTATCGCCAGCAGCTTCTTGTTCTTTAAGCTCTTGTAACTTGTCTTGTAGAGTAGCAATATCATCAATTTCTAATTTTTTCTTGCCTAATAATTCCTGTACTGTTTCATCACCTTCGAATTGTTCTTCTAGTTGATTTCTTGCTTCATATACTCGGTTTTGTCTTAATAACTCTTCAGTACTAATACCCATTGCTGCGGCTAAAGAATCTGCAGCAACTATATTATTTTTAATAAGTTCACCCTGAGTTTCAAATATCTGCTCATATGATTGAGCCATTCCTGCTGCATCACCGGTTAGATATGCTTTTCTAAATTCTTGCAAGATGTTTTTATTACCTGCATTAATTTTTTGTCCTGTAAGTAATTGATACTCTAATTCGGATGCTATACTCTGCTCAATATTTAATGCGCCTCGTGCTGCGTTGGCAATTTCATCAAATGATGCACCTAATCTTCTTGCAGTAAAAGTTGCAATACCTAATTGAGCTGGATATTTACCAAAAATACTAGAATTGGTTGCTGATATGGCTGAAACATCTTGCAATATTTCTTTTAACATTCCAGTATTACCAGTTGTTTCTTCAATAGCTTTAGCTGTCAATTCAAATTCTTGTATTGTTTGTGCAGCGGTCATTCCTTGCTGCATACCTAAACTAATAAGATTATTTGCAGCATCTTCACTTAATTGGTATTGATCTACTAAAATTTGGTTAGCTAAAAATAATTGTTGAGCATATGCATTTCCAGCGCCTGCTGCTTGTGATATAATAGCACCCAAACCAGCAAATTGCATTTCAATATTTTCTGCATATTTGCGAGTTGCTTCAGATCCTAAGTTAAATTCAGTAGAAATGTTATCGATTTGAGCACCCAACTCAGTTCCGGCAGTAGTTGTAATACCTAATGCTTTTGATAATTTAACATTTCGTTCTTCATAAAAATTAGTTGATTTACTAATATCTACAAGACCTTTATTTACGCTTAATAATGCTTTATACAACATTCCCGCGCCGGCTTCAGCACCTCCATATGCTTTATTTAAAGTTTTTAATGTTTCAATTGATGAATCAAATAGTGTTTTAAGTTTTTCGTAAGACTTTCGGTATGCTTCTAAGTTTGCAGCGCCGCCTACAAACGTTTCTAATAATCGTTCATTTAATAAGTCTACAGCACTTATATTTCCGCTCAATAAATCTTGTAGCTGTCGTAACTGGTTAGTAGTTTGTGTTCCTCCTGGTGGTGGTGTTCCTCCTGGTGGTGGTGTTCCTCCTGGTGGTGGTGTTCCTCCTGGTGGCGTTACTTGTTGTACACGAGGCTTCGTACGAAGACGTTTTATCAATATGTCTTTTTGTGATGTCATATATCAATAAATATCTAAAACGGAGGTTTTGTAACTTTTGGCTTAGTATTAGTTTCTGCAGGTGGTGAGTCTGCAGGAGCTAACCATGATTTAAGTTGTTTAAGATAATACCTACGCCAAGTAATCGGCATATTGAATACCTCAGTCCATGAAAATCCTCCACCCTTAAAAACTAAGGAAAATATTTCTTCGTGAAGTAATTTACGATATTCAGAGCTCAGGCCAAAGAAATCTGGAGTCAAGCTGAAACCCGGTCTTAGTGACGCCTCCTTGGCCATCACTAATTTCAATTGATAAATCAATACCAGGTGTTGAATTAATTATAAACATTTGCAATTCTCGACTATCTGCTATTCTAAGTTTTGTATCAACATAATTAGCTATTTCAGTTGCAGACGTATTACCATTAATCGAAACAATTGATTGTTTTAAAAATGTTGTTACAAACTGTTCTTGTTCAATTTCTTTAACCTGTCTATTATTTAATAACCGCAATTTAAATTCATTACCAGATGTTGTGTTATATGTTAACAATCCATTTTCGTCTGTTTCTGTAGTTACGTGTTTTAAATCTAATTTAGTTAAATCAATTTCAATTTTTTCAACTTTTTTATCTTTTGTAACAACTTGTGCAATATATTGTTTACCATATCCTAATATACGAGTAGCTACTACTAACGTGTCAGTATCACATTTTAGTACATCTTCATATGTAACTCCTGGAGTAATGATCATTGAATCTAATAATTTTTCAATAACAACACCTTGCCTTAAATATGATGGATTTGTAAGAATATCTTCTTCACGAGCAGTCATGTATTTCATTTCAATCTTACCGCTTCGAAGTGGATGATTTTTTGGATAAAATTTTCCTTGAGATGGTAAATCTACTATTTCTCCAGGAACATCTTGTTTTGTTTTTGCTTCATATTCTGCTACAGCTTTTGCTTTTGCAGCTTCAATTGGATCAACGTATTTGTCTGTTACTTTCATGTATATAACCTTTTATTTAATATAAATATTTTGAACAGTAAAAATGGGAGCCGAAACTCCCATTCTAATAAATTAATATTCTAAGATTGCGTAATCGTATGAAAGTGTTAATGAAATTTCAACTGCGGCATCATTTGCCCAATCCATGTTACCCCAATCAGCATTATTAATAAATGCACCGACTAATGTCCATTCTTCTACTTTATCACCTACCGGGCCTAATGAATGGAATGTTAATCTTTTCTTGTATTGATCTGAATAACCATTTCTACCAGTTACAGATTCATGACCTAAACGAATCCATTCAATAACAGCCTGTGCTCCTGATGGTACAATTGGATCATAAAGTGTAATATTGATATCTTGCCAACGAGATTTTCCTTTAATCTTTCTTTCAACATTGATATGATCAAATACAACTGGGTTTTGTTGTAATTTTGGTCTATCTGATGCTTTTATAATATATGAAGGAATATCATCAATGTACATAAAGAAACGATTTTGTAGTTTTGGTTCCCAATCCTTGAAAAAGATTTCTTCATCAGTTAAAATATCTGCCATGTTGTTTTCTCCGTAATTTATTATAAATATGATGAATAGTAAAAAAGGCAGAGCCAAAACCCTGCCTTTTAAAATTTATACTACCCGGTTATTCTGGGAAAGAAGCTCCGGTTGGTTGTATATTGAAATCTAACACAATAAATTCAGCCGTTCTTGTTGGTTGAAGGAATAATTGACCGTATAAAATGTTTTGATCAATTAAATCTGGTGTATTATTTGTTTCATCCATTACAACACGGAAAGCATATAAACCTTGTTGTTGTCTTACACGATTCAAATAAGGATTCACAATGTTTAAGAATCTATTTCTAGTAGCAGCTGTATTTTGTTCGAATACTAAATATCTAGTTGATGAAGCAATAAACTTCTTAACCGTAATAAGTAATCTTCTAACATTTACTCTATCTAATGCAGATGGACGTGATTGAAGAGTCTTTTGTCCCCAAATACAAATACCTTGGTTAGGGAAAGTTGCAATTGGATTCACTCTTGCTTCATACAATGTATCACGTTCTGCTTGTGTCAATCTGTTATAAACATCAATAGCTTGTGTCAATCCACCTCTATTCAAACCAGCTGGTGCATACCATGGAGCAGCTACTGCATCATTAAATGCTAATACGCCTGGTACAACTACTGATGGTGGAACCCAAATTGGAAGGTTTCTACTTGTATCAATAATTTTTACCCATGGATAATAAGTAGATGTATAATTTGAATCAATACTATTAATTGTATTAGTTACAGTTGCAATAGAATCTGTTAAAGCATTTGAATCCATTACGTAGAATGTATCTTGACGATCTTCTGCTAATGTTCTAGCTGCTGAGGTAACTGTTGGGTGTAAAGATTCAATTATACCCGGTGTTAATAACATATTAATATCATATACATCTGTATTAGATAATGCTGCAAACGCTTTCTTATAAGCCGTAGTACCTGTTGTTGATGCACCAGCACAATCAAATCCAAATGTATTATTTGCAGTAATATTTGTTCCAGTTAATTTAGGTAAGTTAGGTCTTGCACCATCAAATCCACCTTGGAAACCAACAATAAATTTACGTGTATTAATACTTACATTTGTTGTAAATGTATCAGCTGTTAATGCGGTATCTAATGAACCCGTATATGGTGAAGCTAAACTAGGGAAAGCTGCTTGCAATGCTTGTGTAATATCACCAAGATAGAAATCCGCGTTGCTTCCAGTACTTGCTGCAGTTGAAGGAGTAGGAGCTAAATAGTTTAAATTATGTGAATCTGTAAAATCAAATCCATGATAATTCTTACTACTAAATATACTACTTACTGTCTGTGAAGATTGATAAACAACTGGTTCTAAGTTAACAGATGCTGATGCATTCGGAATAGGTGAATACATTGAACGGAAACCAAATGGTACTAATTCAGCATCATTTGTTCTATTCTTAACACCATTATCAACTTCTACTCTTATGTATTTAGAAATATTTGGGTAATCGCCATTAACAAATATCTTGCCGGTAGAATCTGAGGTTTGATATTGATCACCAATCACTCTTGCAACATAGCGTGGAGATAATGGATCTAAATTAACATTAGTATATGTTTCTACAATTTCCGGCCTTGCATCTGTATCATCAGATGAATATGGAGAATTTTTAATGTTAGCAGTATTTACTCTACGAACTTCAACTGTAAATGTACCAAAGCCATTTGGATCAGCTACTTCTGATGCAATTCTAATATCACGAATACCAACTTTAACTTCGTGATTAGTTGATGTACCATGTGATAATGTATGGAATTTAATCAAATTCTTTGCATTACCTGCAATTTTTTGTGATATAATCCATGGTGTTGCTGCTGTTGAATAATCTGCGGTATTTACAAATGTTGATAAATTTTGTAATTTAACTGTAACATCGCCTATATTATTAAACAATGCAGAAGCACCTTTATTTTCATAAATTACATATACTGGATATGAATCTGTTTTTGCATCAGCTCCGATTGTCTTTGTTAAATAGCTATTAGATGTTGATACAATTGATCCTGATATATTTGCACCTTCTGTATAAAAATCATCTGCTCTTGTTACGTTTGCATCAAATCCGTATGAACCTGAAATTTTAAGTGAGAATGAACCAGACCCGGCATCTAATAATACAGAATCTTCAAATACATCATTGCCAGAACCTACTGTTGATACTGGGCGAGATGGGTGAAGAACGTGGGTTACATATGATACAGAAGCAGATTCAGCAATAATAGCTAATACACCATTATCAAGTTGATACCCATCTTCATATAATAATCTTGTTACTGTCATTACTCCTGCATTACGCAAGTAGTCTTGTACCACAAATGGTACGTATGTTTCTTCTGAATAAGAACCAAATATATTCTCAAATTCCTGGAATGATGTTACTTGAGTTGGAATCAAAGCAGGACCTTTTACAGTAGGTCCAACAATAGCAGCTCCAATTTCAGAAACACCAGCCTGCAGAAATGATTGATCCTTTTCAACGGTGAACACACCCGGCGATACAATTCTTTCAGCCATTAAATTATCTCCTTGTTAGTTTTATATAAATATGTATGTTTTTTGCCAAACTTAAGATTCAGAGATAAATACACCTTTTTCTAAATCAATCTGTCCTTCACCGTAATGTTCTTTAAGTTTAGCAATTAAATCCGTTTCTTGTTGTTGTAACACTTGGAATTGTTCTAATAGTTGTGTACGGTAAGAATTAATTTGTAATCCTCTTTGCTCTAACATATAAATTTCTTTTGTTGCAAGAGCAATTTCAGTATTGTTTTCAGAAAATTTTGTTCTTAATTGGTTAATTTCATCTACGTGTTGTTTTTCTAATTTCTTTTCAGCCATAATCAGTCCTATTCTTTATCTTTAATATAATAAAACTTTGATTATAATCCAAATCTCAATTTAGTTGCATTGTAATTTTGAAGAATTTCATCTGCGGCTAAGGCTCTATCATAAAGATAAGTTTGGTATATATTACCATTAAAATTTCTAGTAAAAGAAGAATACCCCCACATTCCAATTCTAAAACTCGTATCACCAGAATTTGGGTATACTGGGTCAGTTGTACTTGCTACAGTTTTTAATAAAACTCCGTTAATATAAACCTTTAAAGTAAAACCATCATATGTACCAACTGCATTATAAAGTGTATTTTGTAGTGCTGTTAACCCTGCTGTGGTTGCTTGAACATTTTGTACTATAAATGTAACCGTTTGATCTAACCAACTGTGGTTTATACCAAATTGAAATTTATTTAAATAATATTGAGGGTTATTACAAAATAATGTAGCACCAACCGAATCATTGTTTGATGGAACTCCTGTTGCTTTAAACCATGTCGACAGTGTAAACCTATTTGGTTGAATCTCTGTACCTTTAGCATAAGTATTTAAACCATCATATGCTAAATTACCTCCATTATTAGAATCAAATGTTGGTGAATTATATAATGTACCATTATTCCCATTTCCACTTAAATCTGTCCAAGTAGTTCCACTACCAGGATATGATTTTTTATTAGCAGCATCTATTGCTAAAATTAATCCGTCTTCAACAATATTTGGTCCACCTATTGTACTCATATTACAAACCTTGATTTTAATGCATTGTAGTTTTGAAGAATTTCTGGTTGTGTTAATGCTCTATTATAAATTCGTGCAATTGCAACTTCACCATAAAATGTTCTTGCAGTATTATTAGTATCATTTCCTATTGCCATCACTTCAGCATTTAAATCAATATTTTGTCCGCTTTTTGTAGAGTCAGTACCTTCTAATGTACCATCTACATATAATGAACATATTCCAAAATTATTTACACCAACTATATGATGCCAATTTTGGTCAAAAATATTTATACTACCAAATGGAGCATTCAAGTTTCCTGAGGTAAAATCTGTTAAAAATACTGCAGTATTCGTAGTTGAATATCTATTAATACTCATATTTTGACCCACTCTTGTTCCTAAAAAATTTGCATAACCACCACTTCCAGTTCCATCATCTGAACTTTTTATCCACGCCTCTAATGTTGCGTATTGGTTTCCTATTAGTTGATTGGATGCGTATAAATCTACTCTAT